GCAGGCTATGAACCGCTTCCGGGGCCTCTGGTGACTGTGCGGGCTGATGAGGAGGAGCGCGGCACCATCTGCATCTGTCAGGATGATACCCATGCCCAAGCGATCTTGGCGCGGGCTAAGGCGGAAGGGTGGAACGCGGAGGTTTGGACGGTGGAAGAGGTGGGGAGGGTTCTGAAAGGGGCTTCGCCTATCAGTGAGATCAAGGCTGCTTTTCCCCAGGCCAAGGTGGTAAGGAAAGGGCAGTTGATGCAGGACGAAATCCCAATCTAAAGAGGCAACCATGGGCCGAGATTTCGCGGAAGAGGTGGTGGATTTCGGGCCTGATGTAGAGGATGAGACAATGGCGAGTAATGGATGGATGCCGGATAAGTTGCTTGAAGGCGGCGCAATCACAGACGCGCAATATGCGGGGGCTGTGCGGTATCTGGAAGACTATCAGCAAGGCGTGGATGGGGCTGGGAAAGGGATTAGGCCGGGCCACAAGATGGCTGGGGCTGGGCAGATCAGGACCAAACGGCAAGCCGCTGAGAGTTACCGGGACGCGTTCCATGCTGCTGGCAGCGATGTCACGGGCGCGTTAAGCTGGTGTGTCTTGGGGCGCGGCACAGTCTATGGGCTGGCGGAATGCAAAGGCTGGAACCCGCAGCGGGCGCTTACGGAAGTGATCAAGGGGCTGGACAAGTTGGTGGCGCACTATGGCAGCGCATGAATGGCGAGAGGGGTATGATGTGGGTAGGTTGACGCCGATTTGGTTGCCGGAAGATCACATGCCGCGCATCCTCGAAATGATATCTCGGGGCGTTTTAATGATTGATATCATTAAGATGGAGGGCATGCCTTCATGGTGTGTGATCAATGGATGGCTGCAAGACCCGGAGTGGCAGGTACAGTACGCGCGGGCGCGCATGCAGATGGCACACGTCGTTGCCGAGACAGCCATCAAAGAAGCAACCGAAAATAATACGGATGATCCGCAGCGCGCCCGGTTAAAGTTCGACGCAAGACGCTGGTATGTCGGAAAGATTGCGCCCAGGGTTTATGGCGACAAGGTTCAGCATCAGGTGGAACTAGGCGAAAGCTATGTGGAAGCCCTGAAGCTGGCATCCCAGCGCATTAATCAGCGGATCAAAGAAGAAAAGCAGCGAAATCAGATAGTTGACGTCGATCCAGAGACGGGCGACGCCATACAGAAAATAGGAAATGATGCCGAATTGCCAAAACCCAATAAGCGAGCGAAATCAAAGGGTTAGCGTGGAATTTTACATAATGGACCTTATGCGGTTCCACGGGTTTCTGGTTATTCTGCCACCCCACCGCCCAACCCCCCCCTTCGAAAAGCGGCGGGGGCGGGCTGGTGGCAGGATATGTATGTTTACCCCCCCCGTGGGGTGGGGGCAAAAAGGCAAAACGTCCCTTTACCCCCCGTGAAAATTTAGGATAGAATCAGGCTCTCATGGCAGGCAGACCCAAACGGCGGGCTAGACTAGCAGCGGAGGCGGCGGCGCGAGCCGCTGCCGAAGCGGAGACCAATGGCGTCCAAGCCCCACCCCCAGCGTACCAAGACACAAGCCCAATAGCACCCCCACCCCCTGCCGCCCCCACTGCCGATGAACAGGCGGCGATTATTGAGCAGTTGGCGACGGACCCAGTTCTGTTCGTTGAATCCATGCTTGGCGCCACCCCGCAAAAGTGGCAGGCTGACGCTCTCAGGGCCATCGCCAGTAATGACCGTGTGGCGATTCGCTCCGGCCATGGCGTCGGCAAGACAGCGTTCTTGTCCTGGCTGGTGCTGTGGTGGTTGCTCACCAGAATGCCCACCAAGGTTGTCTGCACTGCCAATACGGCGCACCAGTTATCTGATGTCCTGTGGTCCGAGATTGGCAAATGGCACCGCAAGCTGCCCGAGGGAATGCGGCGCCTGTTGGAGATCAAGTCCGATAAGATCGAATTGGCTGGCGTCCCCGACAGCTTTGCAGTGGCCAGAACCAGCCGAAGGGAACAACCGGAAGCCTTGCAGGGGTTCCACAGTGAGAACCTTCTTTTTGTGATTGACGAGGCATCTGGCGTCCCTGATATTGTATTCGAGGTTGGTCAGGGCGCCTTGTCCACTGAGGGCGCCAAGGTCGTAATGACTGGCAACCCCACGCGCAGCCAGGGTTATTTCTATGATGCGTTCAACAAGAACCGCAAGCGGTGGTGGGGTAAGCGGGTTAGTTGTCACGATGCGGACACGGTGGACAAGGCGTTTCTTGAGGACATGGCGTCGCAGTATGGCGACGGGTCAAACCAGTACCGGGTTCGTGTGTTGGGTGAGTTCCCTAGTGGCGACGACGATGCGTTGATTGCGCGGCATCTGATAGAGTCTGCCACTACTAGACAGGTGGAACCCAGCCAAACGGCGCCCGTGGTATGGGGTTTGGATGTTGCAAGATTTGGCGATGACAGCACTACCCTGGCCAAGCGCCGGGGCAATGCGATCACGGAGCCGATTAAGATGTGGCGCGGCAAGGACCTGATGGAGACTTGCGGCATGATCAAGGTGGAGTGGGATGCGACGCCGGGCGGTATGCGGCCCACGGAGATTTTGGTCGATGTGATTGGGCTTGGCGCGGGCGTGGTGGATCGGCTCAGAGAACTCAACCTCCCCGTCCGTGGGATCAACGTCGCTGAGTTGCCTGCCTTGGATGGGCACCGGTTCAGCCGGTTGAGGGATGAATTGTGGTGGAAGGCCAGGGAATGGTTTGAGCAGCGGGATTGCACCATTCCCAATGATGAGGCTTTGGTGGATGAGTTGTGTGGCCCCCTCTACACTGTCACCAGTGCGGGCAAGATACAGATTGAGCCGAAGGCGCAGATGAAGCGGCGGTTGGGGCGCAGCCCTGACAAGGCGGACGCCTTTTGTCTTACCTTCGCCACCACGGCGGCGGTAGCCAGTGGTGGTGGTGGATATGCTATAAGGTGGGGCCAGCCAATCCGGCGGAATGTGAAAGGGGTAGTGTGATGAAAGAAGTGTGGGACAAAGATCGGCCCAAGGGTTTGCCGAAGCCAAAGAAGTTGTCGCCCGGCAAGAAGGCTGCGGCGATGTCCAGGGCCAAGGCAGCGGGGCGCCCATTCCCAAATCTTATTGATAATATGTGGGCCTCGCAAAAAGGTAAAAAGAAATGATGGGCGTGTTAGACGCTTCATTAAAATTTTGTCATGGGTGTAAAGCAGAAAAGCCTATTTCTTCTGATTTTTGGAAAGGGCAATCAAAGTGTATTGCCTGCTCCAAAGAAATGCAAAAATCATATTGGAATAGTCGAACACCCAAAAAGCGATTGGAGCAACATCTTAAATACAAATACTCTTTAACTGTTGGCGAATTACTTGAAGCGTTGGAGCGCCAAAATGGCGGTTGCGCTATTTGTTCGTCAAAACTTCCCGATCTGATGGTTTATAATAACCGAAAAAGAGGATACGCCATAGATCACAATCATGAAACTGGGGAATTTAGGGGAATCTTATGTCTACCATGCAATACTGTTTTAGGTATGGCAAAAGACAGTCCTGATCTTTTGGAGAGAGCAGCCTCATATCTTAAAGATAGAGGATTTTATCATGAATTTTACCTTTCTAGGAAAGTGAAGTGAAGTACTATTGTATTTCGCTGCGAGAGACACCGGAACGCACGGCGCGTGTTCAGCAGGAATTTGAGCGCGAAGGCGTTCCGGTAACTTGGGTCTGGGGCATCTACGGCAAGTCGATGCAGATCAAGTCTGAGATACCGATGCACTCGGATTATTTTGTGACGCGGGGTGCTACGGCGCTGGTGTTGAGCCATCACATGGCTTGGAACCTGGCGGAGCATGACCAAGCGGACGAGTTTATGGTGTTCGAGGATGATGTGGTTTTACCGGAAAACTTTCTGGAGAGGTGGGCCGCTATCCGCGCCAAGGTGGATGATGATGTGGATGGGGTTTACTTGCAGAGTTGCTGCGTTGACGATCAAAAGTGGAAGCGCAAGCACAAAGACGAACTCTATGACGTAAGATATCCCCTTTGCACGGCGGCTATTTGGTGGCGCGCCAGGGCCATTCCTACGTTGATTGAGTACACCAAGCCAGCGAATATGCCGGTTGATATTTTGCTTGAGCAGAAGGTGTTGCCCAAGTTGAAGGTGCTGACGGTGTTGCCCGAACTGGTCAGCCAGTTGACGTTGCAGGGTAAAATGTCGAGCGAGGTTCACGCATGAACGAGATGGCGCATTTGGGCGGCTATTATGAGGAAGGCGACGGGCACACGTTCACGCCGGATATCTGGGGCTGGCTGCTGTTGGAGTATGGCGTT